ATCAAACGAAGGTATCTTCCAGACACGGACGGCCCTTCCCTTTATCTTTAACACGACACTCTCACCGTTAATGTCGCGCAAGCGTTGAGCTATCTTATGCGATTTATATTCAAAAAACTTGTTCTTTCTTAAATGCGCTTCAAAATCTCTTAACCTAAAGTAGGTTATAGACTCTTCCTCGTCTGTCCATGGGCGGCGGAGTAAGATCTCTTCTTTGTCTTGCGCTTGCTGTAAAAAACGACAGAACTCTTCGAGATAGTCAAAGAACTGACCAGACGTACTGGCGTCTTGCGATACTTCGATGATAGCACTTTCATTGTCTTTCATCTCCGTCATTAACGCAGAAATACGTCCTTCCCAAGCAGGCTTGGCAACCGTGCGTGGTATAAAGTTCAACTGCTCCATACATGCTTTTTGAAACACGGTCTGATTAAGAAGCGCATCTGTATCTAACTCAAGGGGCTCGCCCTGCACGTCCATAAACCAGACAGGAGGGGTACTGTTATACTTACGCAAGTTTGCCACTGTAACACCCTGTACAGCGGCTCCCACACCAAATTTGCGAGTTCTGCACAAATCCTTGTTACAATGTGCATTTATTGGAGCATCTGTGCATTTATAAATATAGTCTTTTCGATCAAGTTGTTTGGCTACAATATTAACTTCTGCCAACGGTAAAGGTGGATCAAGATAGTTCATATTATATTGTAAGATCTCGTTTTCCCAACTATCTGGAAAAGCTTTGCGAAGATACACACCTATGTTGAATAGGCCGTTGTTGCGACCGCCTTCACTAATCTTTGATCTGCACAAAATCTGCAAACAAGGTGGACCATCCTTTAAAAGGTACTGTCTCTTGCACCTCCGTAACTTGAAGCTTCTGCACTTCTTCCAAGGTTTGTACATGCGTTTCATAAAGCTCGTAAAACTCTTCAAGGGTGGCGCTTGTACCATCATCTTTGAATGCGTAGCGCAAGCCATCCTCTGCGTTGTAGTATGGTAAATTTAAAAAGTTACCCACATCTCCACGATCTAAGTGTAATTTTATCTGCTTTGGAAATACTTCTGATCCGCCATACCCTAGTGCGGCAGACATGTGTTGAAGGGCCGCTTGCATATCACGGGCTTCAATCCAATCCTTTGTAAACAAAAAACAGTGCGCTCCACCCGACTTTGATCTACATACAATGAGGGGTAGTTTTAACGCTCTAATCTTCTTAACTAAGTTCGTATGATCTAACGGGTACTGATCTACATCTATACAACCCCATTTTGAGTTGTTGTCCTCATTAATAGGTATAATCCCTACAGAAACGCCATCTCCTGATAGATGTCCTTCCCAAAGTGCTTTGGTCCTTGGTTCGCGGAGGATTGCCGCTTTGCCTGCATTCTTGCCATTTGACTGTTTTTTTTCAATCCTAAACGTACCGTAGGCTTCTTTTAGGCCATCAAAGATACGACTAAATTTTTCAACTGACATAAAAAATCCTAAAGGTTAGTGGACGGCGATGCCGAAGCACCGCCGTGTAGATTAAAATGGAATGTCTTTACTGTCGGCAACCTCATCGTTGCTATGCTTTACGACAACATCACCGCTCAATATACTTTCTGAAAAAGTTTTACATTGCGCGTACAGAGCCGCATCTGAAATCGGCCCCTCTTTCGACATTTCCCAACCATGCCAACTGCCTTTGGAGTTTTCCTCACCAATTGTTTTCAACACATAAATGTGACTGAAACGTGGTGGCGAGAAAGGTCCGTTAGCACCGACCATCGTTGTGGAGGAAATCATAGAGTTCCATTTTCTACTTTTTTTGAGTTGAGTAGACTTCATAGCAATCAACGCTGTTTCAGAACTACCGTCCTCTTTTAGGATAACAACAAAATGTTGATGTGTTTCTTCAATGTATGAACCATCGCCATCTACAACATAGTCTTTGTAGTCGTCTCGATCCTTTGGATCATTTGTAGTTTCAAAGAGTTTTTTAGTCTCAGGTCTTGGTTCGTTAGGCTCAAAGATATTTTTTGGAGCGCCACTTCCTTGGCCTCTGGGCATCCACTCTATAAACCGTCGTTGATAAGCACATGGTATAACTCGAATACCTTCTTTCCCAACATAAACGTCTCCGCTTACAGTATTATAGATATCGCCTTTCCGCGCAGTTTCATGCGTATCCAAAACGGCATCATTACCAGACAGGACTTTGAGAAAGGGTAGCGCCAGATCTTCCTGACCCATTCCTTCCATTCCTTTACCCGCATCGGCCTCGAACATAGATGGATCAAACGCCTGAACGTCTCCACCTTTTTTATTAGCTACTTCTTTTGCCATTTACTTACTCCTCTTTATAATAGCTCGTTGCCCAATGTAGGCCCCAAACAGTTCCATTGGAAAATCATCCCCTGCTTCACAACGCTCTTTAACAAAAGCGCGTAACGTGCCGCTGTGAATGTCCGTCTTTTGGTCAGCCGGATAACCCTCGTTCTCTGCAACCGCTTTAAATGCGAGTGCCTTTTCGTCTTCTCCACGACCAAACTGGCATGACACAACATTCTTTATTATGTCGTCGTAACCATGCTCGCGTAGCCATTCATAAGCTTTAGGACGATTAGCCACTAGAATTGAGGCACCATAGGTTTGTTTCACAGTAACCTCTGACCCATCATCTAGTGTCATTTTGCTTAAACCAATTTCTGCTAACATATTCGGCAGTTCGTTATCAGTCAGTTGAAGCAATTCTTTTTTAGCATCTTTTGCTTGTTGCTCAAGATCGGCTAGTTTTGCCTCTTGAGCCATAATCATTCTCGCAATTTCTGCTACAGTTTTTAGACCTTTCTGGTCTACCTTTTCGATAGAAGTGGCTTCGGTCTTCTCGAAGTCATCCTCCATCATTTTTAGTACATTATCATTCATGTTTTACCTCTCTTGATTAAAGCACGTTTTTAGTGCTTGCCTTTCCTTTTAAACCTTTCTATAAGGTATTGTCAACAGTATTAACTAGGAAAATCGTATTATGTCAGATAAATTCAATGGTTACCTTTACAAAACAAAGCCTTATGAGCATCAAAAAAAAGTTTTAGAAGATTCTTGGGCAGAGGTTTTTTATGCTTATTTGATGGAAATGGGCACTGGTAAAAGTAAGGTTGCTATAGATAATATTGCGGTGCTGTATGAATGCAATAAAATTAATGCGGTCCTTATCATTGCACCAAAAGGTGTGTACGATAATTGGATTTTAGGTGAGATACCTAATCATCTGCCAGATAGAATTGCTAGAATAGTGTGTAGATGGACGCCCTCCTCCTCCAAAAAGTTTGCTGAAGAATTAAACCACATCACATTGCATAAGACAAATGATTTAAAATTTTTTGTAATGAATGTCGAAGCTTTCTCTACAAGCAAAGGTACTAAAGCGGCGTATGAGTTTTTACTAAAGAACCCCGACAATATGGTCGTTGTTGATGAAAGCACTACAATTAAGAACCGTAAGGCCGCTCGAACAAAAAATATTATGGAGCTACGGAACGTATCGTTGTACCGTCGGATACTAACAGGGTCGCCTGTTACAAAGTCTCCGATGGATTTATTTAGCCAATGTTTCTTCCTGTCGCCCCGTGCGTTAGGGTTTAACAGCTATTTTGCTTTTCAAGGTAGGTATGCAATGGTTCAGAGCCGAACAATGGGCAATCGAAGCTTTCAAGAGATTGTAGGCTACAGACGCTTAGACGAGCTTAATGAGAAGCTATTAGCGTTTAGTAACCGTATCCTAAAAGAAGAATGCTTAGACCTACCAGAGAAGGTCTATACGCGCCGTCAGATAGAACTGACGGACGAACAGTTGACTGTGTACACTCAGATGAAGAAATTGGCGCTTGCCCAACTGGAAAACGGTGAGCTTGCAACTACCGAAAGTGTGCTTACACAAATCATGCGACTACAACAAATTTGCTGTGGGTTTTTCCAACCTGACGATGGAGAAATTCAACCAATACCAAACAACCGTCTATCTGGTCTTATGTCCGTGGTAGACGAGATTTCAGGGAAGGCGATAATTTGGGCGTCATACACTTATGACATTCAACGGATCGCACAGGCCCTGCGCGACCGTTTCGGGCCCGATTCGGTCGCAACTTACTTTGGAGGAACACCACAAAAAGAACGTCAAGAGATTGTTGATAAGTTTCAAGACGCGAATAGTGAGCTAAGATTTTTTGTAGGTCAACCTAAAACGGGTGGTTTTGGCATAACTTTGCATCAAGCTAACACTGTTATCTACTTTTCTAATTCGTATGATTTAGAAATAAGACTGCAAAGCGAAGATCGAGCGCATCGTATTGGACAGAAAAAGTCTGTTACATATGTTGATTTGGTATCGCCACGCACCATAGATGAGAAAGTATTGAGCGCCTTACGCAAAAAAGTAGGGTTAGCGGGTCAAGTTTTAGGAGAAGAGGCGGCTACTTGGCTGACTTAGGTGTTAATCGATCTACAAGTTCCATAACGTCTCCAAGTGGCGCCTCCGACAACATCCGATATGTTTCTGCGGTAGCCCTTTGTGGACCCAACAATCGCATAGCTTTTGAAATTAAATCACTTTTAAAACGCATCATATCACTGTACGGAGTTTCATCAATTGGATCTACAGGCATTGTTATATTTAATTCTGCCGCTACAGGAGCTTGAGTTTGAGTTGTTGCAGGTATTTTAGGAATTGGAGGATCTAAATTTATTTTTACATTACTAGGGGAATACATTTGTTCTGAAGCTAAAAATAAAGGGCGGTTGTCTGCCATATGCTACCTCATATACGTTTCATATCCTGCAATGCCCCGTGGGCCGCGTGACATGTTTCGTGCAACGTCGTTCAAGCTTGCAACGCCGCCTTGATTAAAGAGAACCGTGGGCCGTGTAAAAGGATCTACGGACGGTGATACAGGTGATACAGGTGTTCCTAATAAAGGATAGTTTGTGGGCACTAAAACATTAGCCATTTGCGTTGTTGTATTGGGTTCTACAACAGGTGGTGGAGCAGGTTCAGGTTGTAATAATTCAGGTGGCGAAGGTTGAGGAAAAATGGTGTCACTAATTGGAACACATGTATTTGTTACTGGATCTAAAACAAACCCTTCGGGGCAAGGATCTGTTTTTCTAACTGCAAGTAAGTTTTGATCAACTCCTTCGTCAGAAGAGGTAAAACTTTCTGGTCCTAAACCAAGGCCAAATTCATTGTCTTGACCAAAATCAACTAATTCACCTTGAGAAATTTTACCTTTACCTTGATCCGTATAATCTACAGCATCCATAAATCCAGCTAATTGTCCTGTATGACTTACAGGCGTACCTTTTTCATTAAAGCCAACGACGCCTATTACATTTCCACCTTGATCTCTAATGGCAATTTGTCTTTCAGCTTTTGTATTAAACATCTTGTTCATTAACGAACCAATACCAAAACCTCCATCAGCGCTGTAATTACCTTGCTGTTGTAATTTATTTCTCATAATATTTTTTTGATTAAAGATATTTTGAAAAATTTGTCCCGGTATTGAACCTGTTACAAGTTCTGAAAAAATACCTTTTTTTGGACGAGCCATCGGATTTTTATAAAACTCTGTTATTTTTTTAGCCGTCAATGCTTCGGGATCTGTAGCTATATTTTTTCTATTTAAAGCTTCTATTCCTGATCTTTTTCGAGCTTCTCTTCGCGCATCAATTTCGTCTTGGTTCTGTGCATCAACAAGAGCTGCGGCCTCTTGCTGTTCTCGAACAATTGCCGCTTTTGCTGCGTTTGCTGCGTTTGCTGCGTCTATGTCTGCTTGACTAGGGCCTTGATCATTATCGACAGACACTGTTTGATCTCCATAACCAAAATTTTGTGGTGCGTCACCACCATCGCGACTGTTGTCGTCTTTACCACGCCCTGCTTCACCAAAATCAAATCCATAATAAAACGCAGGTACGCCGCCGGGACCCGGTTTTCCTGCTCCGCCCATACTCTTTAGCATCATTGCTTCTTGAGGATTTATATAGGCAAGCATGTGTGGTTGATCGTTAATAACCGTTTGTCGAGGAACACTCATTTTATTTTTTTTATAACTCATCATGTCATTAAACTTTCTATTCCTATTAAATCCCTGTCTTCTGGAAACAACGCGACATATCTGGCCCGGTCTACTTGACCGGGACCAGAAGCAGGACTTGTCAGATTAGTGGTGGGAGGGAAACCATCCGACTGTCGCTGTAAGAAACTTGTTCTAAGCTCGTTTTGATTTGGTAGAACAACAGAACTAGATTTATCGTTGTTTTTTTCGGCGCCTTCGCCAGTAAAAGTTTCCATTAAATTTTCAATAGTAGGTTCTACTATGTTTTCAACAGCTTCTCTGCTTTTTGAACCTAATAAAGGAAAACTTTCTCTAAAACCGTAAACAGTAAGTAAATCAACAAAACGAGATCCAATAGATTTTTTTTGTTTAGCGGATGCATTATTTGCTCCTGCGGCTCGAACCATAGAAGCCATCAATTCAGGGTCTTGAAATAATTTTCCCGCAAACGCCATATCCATACTTTTTGGCATGTCTTGTAAAATAGTTTGTAAAAAACGAACACCCGCTGATCGTACAATAAGACTGTCTGCACCTGCTCCTAGTGTACCTGCCGCGGTAGCACCTAATTTAGAACCAGCTAATCTTATGTATAAATCTAATGCGGCATTCGTATCCGCACCTAAAATTTCGTCGGTAAGTTTACCTGCTTGATCCATAGCTTCATATTTTACCATGTCTCCTAACATGTTTTTTATGTTTTTTAATTCTTTAGGGGAAATTATTTTGTTTGTCGTCATCCAATCGGACAAAGAAACACCTCCAATATTTTTTCCCGGTCTTCTTAAACCTGTGTTTTTCATAGGATCAAAAATACTTTGATACATTACGGTTGGACTAAAAGCCCCGCTGTTTATATCCGATTTTAAAAAAGAATGTTCTAGTATTGCACTTTTTATAGCGTCTCGTGCCACTACCCTATCTGCCCTATTTAAGTCGGGAAGGCCAGTTATTTCAACTCCAGCCACTGTTCGAGTTTTACCTCCGTTAACAAAAGCAAGAATGTTGTTTAAACTATTTATAGGAAAATCGTCTTCAATTGCAATTCCTACAATTTTTGCTGGAGATTCTTTTCCTCTAACACCATCAGGTAACTTACTTTGAGGAAGAAAATTTAAAAAAGTTGTATTCTTTTTTAAAGTTTTAAGCTCATCGTTTTTTCTTTTTTGTAAATTTACCAAAAGACTTTGTGCCATGTCTGCGTTACTTAAATCGTCTTTTAAAGATTGGAAGACAGGTAAAGATAAAAACTCTCGGTTAACAGGATCTTCTAACCACTGGTTTAAAGCAGTTTGATTTATCTCTTTTGTTTTCAACTTTAAAACGTTTTTTGTTAACATGTTTCTTAACAAGCCATCTCTTACACTATTTAACGTAATTATATCGTCTTCAAAGCCTTCTAAATTTTGGGCTCTTGCAAATTCAGCAACATGTTCTAACTCAGATTGTCTTAATAAAGCTGTATCAGACGTTCCTGTCATCAATCTTGCACCCCTTATTTCAGGAGGAATCCGCAAAGCACCTGTCCCCCTGTTTTTCATATTAAGAGGTCCGCTAAAAGTTCTTGTAAAAGTATCATTTAGCGCTCTACTGTAAGCAACTGCGGCATCATAACTAAAAAGTGAACCTTGTGGCAAAGAAGACATGTCATCATATAAACTTTCTGCAAAAATACCCGCTAATCGTTGTATTTGAAGTCGTGTGTTTTGATCTCTAGATATATCTAAAGCCAAAGAACGCATTTCTCTAAGGTCTTGTAAGGAAATAGAAGCCGTGCCTTCTTCCAATTCTTTGCTATTTCTTTCTACAAAATCATTTATTGGTTTTAATTGATTAGTAGCATAATTTGAAGCTTCTTTTACTCTAGGCAAAGCTTCTTCCCACGCAGTAATAAAATTAGGCTGGCTAATAAGTTCTCCTTTTGTATTTCTAAACTCAGTTAATTCAACGTTATCTAAGACCCGCCATATATTTTCTTCTGTTCTCCTAGCTTTCTTTAAAAGATTGTTTATTGTTTCATACAATTTAATACCAAGCTCTTGATTAGTGCTTGGATCTGTTCCTTTTACTTTTTCAAAAGCTATCAAAACTTCGTTAACAGCATCCTCAATTTTAGCGGCATGACCTGTTTCAAAGCTATCAAAACTCATTTCTGCTGCAATTCTTATTAAACTAGGATCTCCTGTCTCTACAAGTTTTTGAATAACTGTTATATAATTGTCGTTTGCCAAGGCTTGTTGCCCTTGTCTTTGTAAGGCAAGTTTTGGGCTAGTTGCTTCAGCGGCTGCTTGTAAAGCAACAATAATAGACTCATATTTAGTACCCGTAACCGAATCTGCGACAGTCCAGTTAATTCTATTTTTAAACTGTTCTTTTTCAAGAGCAGTCATTGGTCTTCCTAAAATTTTTTCTCTTTGAGCTATAGTTTTTGCTTCTAATAAACCATCTTCGCCAAAAATTTTTAAAAATTCTTCTTGCGTAGGAACTTTTCCGTCAGGAAAATTTTCTGGTTTAAGTAGTTGCTTGTAAATATTTTTAGATGTTCTTTTTTCACTTTTTCCTTTTAAAACACCACCTAGTTTTTTTACCTGTTCAAGATTATCCGACCAAACTTTAGGTAAACCACCTTCTTTAAAAGGCGTATAAGTAGAATCTCTTACCGCTCTTCCTATAGCTGGAATATAATAACTACCTAATCTTGGCAAAAGAACACTTGGAGCTGCCGCGCCAATTAATTCTGCACCAAGTCTTGGACCAGCTCTTTCAGGAAATGCTGTTTCGGCCCGCTCTGCCATAAGAGTAGCGCCCAAAGCAGACGTACCCTCTATAACTCCCGCAAAAATAGGGTTTGTTCTAGAAAAAGTTCCGTAATTAGACAACATTCTTTCCATTGCACCTACTAATCTTAAAGACAAAGGTACAGGATTTTTTGTTTTTTTCTTAAAGGGTGAAAATAAAGTGTATTTTCCGCCTAGTAATTCTTTGACGCCTTGGGTTTTAAGTTCAGCCTCAGTAACTTTTTTACCTGCTTTAATCTTGTCCGCAATTCGAGTAGCGTTTTTTAAAATATTATGCGCTAAAGTTGCTCCACCCAAATCTACATTTTTAGATAAATAAAATTTAGGTACTACATAAGGCGTAAAAGAAGCCGCTGTTTTTCCTGCTTCGTATTTTGCTTTCTGACCGGGCGTATAAACACGTTCTGTTCCTAAACCAAAAAAACCAACTAATTTTGGATAATCAGAAAGAACGTCTCCAAGAGCTACTTGAAATTTTTTTGTAGCAGTTTCTCCGCCAATAAGACCTAACGCGCCTAAACCTATAGCACTTAACGCTTTTATTTGAGGAGCCCCCGGAGCTTTAGCGCCTAGTTTAGCCCCTTTTACCGCCGCGGCAAGTCCAACGGTAGATGGAGCAATTTGTCTTTTAAATCCTTCGATGTAAGTATTAAGTTCTTTTCCAGCTAAAGGTCTTCCCAGTTCATCTACTGAAAAAAGTGTTAAAATTTGATCGTCAGTAAGCCCTCTTGTTTGAACTTCTTTGTTTTTAGCTATAGGATCTGTGTCAAAGTACGGCGCAGTTCCGTCCAACAAACCTTGATATGTAATTAAACTAGGATATCTTTGATTTAATTCTCCCGCTACTTGTCTTGCAAGAATTGAACTGGTTGGCGTAAAGGTTCTACGACCATCTATTATCTGTTCTTTTCCTGTGCCAAACATTTTTATAAAGTCGCTCATACCTCTACTTGAAATAACAACAGGCTCTACTTTAATAGGCTCCGTATTAAAAACAGCAGGGTCATCTACAATTTCATAAAGATCTTCTTTTTCAATTTGTTCTACCATTTTATATACCTATTGCTGAATAACATTTCGCATAGCTTCTAATTCTTCTTCAGTGTATCCTGAAGTAACCTCAGAAGCACCTGATGCTCTACTTATCTCTAATAACGGGCTCAAGTATTTTTCTGCTAATTCAATTTCCATAATTTTTGTGCGAGCAGCACTAGTCATAGTTTGATCTTGCAGACCTTCAGCAACCATTTTTAATAACGTAGCTTTTTTACTCTGAAGAACTCGTGCCAAATCTTCCATTCTTCCTACTTCAGAATAAGGGTTAACAATCCAATTTTTCTCGTCTGCTAACAGTTCTTCTGTTTGTTGTAACTCTGTTACAGGGAACCTTGGTGAATTAACTAACGCCGCTCTAAGCGTTATTCTAGCCGTTCTTACATATTGGCGAGCTTCCGTATTGTCTTTAAATAATTCTGAAGAAAACTTACCTATTCCCGGAATTTGACCAACTATTCCGTTAATAAGGGCAGCAAATTTGCTTAAAACTCCTGTACCTTTTCTAATATTCTTAGAAACTTCTAAATATGTTCTTTTATCGTCGTCAGAAAGTGCTTTTAAACCAGCCTCTTTCAAAGATGTATCTATTCCGCTAAGACGTATTGAATCTATTTCTCCTAATTTTTCTAAAGCCCTAGCGCTTATTCGGGAATTTCTATGAATTTCGTATGTTTTTTCGTCACTTAACGGAAACACCGTTCCTGTCATATCAGCTTGTGAAACAATGGTTCCATCAGGTCTAACAAAAGTGTTGCCCCTGTCATATGACATAAGCACTTCTTTCGTATTCTCACTAAAATAAGCTTTTGGATTTACTTGACGAGTTGTTCCAATTTTTTCTATTTTAGCGGTAGTATCACCTGACGCTACTGCTGCGGCAACACTGTCTGCTAATTTTTTGCCTGCTTCCGTACTTATATCAACAGGAGTAGTTCTACCTTTAAATGTAATATTTCGATAATCTGGTTCTTGAGCTATTTTTGTTCTTAAAACTTCTGAAGAATCCCCAGTTTTTTTATTAATCTTCATAAGTATTGTTTCGTTACCATCGTCTATTTGCTCAAACATAAAGTCAGGCATTGCGGCTAATTCTTCATCTAAAGCTATTGAACGCATTTTATAGTTTTCATCTAGAACCTGTTTCGCTTTTTCTAAAGTTAATTTTTCTGTTGTAATTTCGTTTTCAAAAGCTTGTTGGACTTTATTTATTTCACGGTCTATTTCAGCTTGTGAAAAGTCCATTTCTTTTAATTCTCTTCTAAGGTCAGCTTCAAACTTTGCAGCATCAATGTCCGCAGAAATACCCATTTGTGATAATTCTTTGCGAAGTGCCGCATCATAAGCGGCGGCATCTTTATTTGCATCAAAACCTCGTTGTTGTAATCTTAGTTTTAAAGTCGCTTCATCTCCTGCCGCAGCTTTTTCAAAAGCTCTTCGTAACACATTTTCTTTTGCAGTGAACGCTTGTGCATCTTTACGGGCAATTGTTTCCAGACCTGCCCGTTGCTCATTAAGAGCTAAATTATTCTGTTGAGTAAGGTTTAATTTATTAAGGTCATACTCGTCTTTAACTTTCATTCTTTCAAGTTCATTTTTTTGACCTGCATCTATTTTTGTTAAATCATTTTTAAGTTGTTGATCTAACGTTTTTAACGAATTCTCAAAATTTTGTTCTACAATCACTAAATCTTCTGTTGTTTTAAGGCCCAACAATTTTTTACTGTTATCAAAATCAGTTTGAACCGCATTTACACGCCAATCATTTTTTGTTTTTTCTATTTCAGCTTCTAATTTAGCCCTTAAAGTAATAGCTCTGTCTGAATTATCCCCTTTAATATCTTCTAAAGCTTGTGCTAATCGACCTTTTTCCCTAGCTAATTCTAATGCATATTTTTGCCCCGTTTTAGCGGCTTTTTCTTCCGCACTTAATTTTTCTCTTAATTGAAGAAGTTCTGCGGCGTTGTTTAATTTTTCTTTTGCTAAAGAAGCTTCTGACGCTTTTTTTGCTGCTAAAGAAGTTTCCGATTGCGTTAATGCAGCAAGGTTTAATGTGCGCTTATCAGACAATTGTTTTTGCTCAAAATCTGTTATTGCGTCGGCTCGTTGACTTATTCTAGGAAACAATTTGCTTGCCGCCAAACTTTCCGCCGCAGTAGATGCTACACTCATTCCCGGTCTTACAGGTGTGCCCGCAAACCGTAACGCTGCATCGGCTATATCAAACAGCATTCCACTTTTTGACGCCCTTCGTTGGTTTTCTAAAGCTCTTGCACGGTCTGATTCGCTTCCTAAACCTAATTCTTGAAACAACCCAAGTCTTTTATCTAGCTCCGCTCTCAGTTCCGCATCCGCAGGATCTCCGCCTTTTCGGAAATTAAAAACTGGTCCGCCGTCAGCGTAATACCTTATTTGGTCATTTTTAAGGCGAGCCACCCCGCCTTGGTTAAAATTTTCAGGAGGTCCCTCCATCGGAACCGCTTCGGGCACGTTAGACATTATACCTCCCGCCATTTCAGGCGTCATGGGGGCGTCTCCACCCATAGCTTCAGGAGCAATAGAACCAATGCCTTGGTCTATTTCTGCCATTTCTAAAACAGGTTGAACAAGTGCTAACACGGACTCTGGTGTTTGGGCCGCGTCTTCTGGACCAACAAAACTAGCTAATTCTTCGTAGCGTGCTTCTATTGGCATTTGATCCCCACGAACAGAATTAATTGCTTGTTCGTAGTCTTGAGCGGCGTCGAGTGCGCCAATACCTTCTGCCGCACCCATAACAGCGTCTTCCATAGCGGCTTCGGGACTTGGCATTGTTTCTTGAGCCATGAGAGATCCAACACCTTCTTCGACCATTCCGCCTTCTGCCATGGGGATTCCTCCCATACGTCCCCCGGGTTTAATAGCTCTTGTGGGAGGAGTGGCGCCTACCATAGGGCTCGCGGCTTCTAGACCCATGTCTGCTTGTTGTTCTTGCATCTGCCGTTGAATTTCTAAAAAAGCGCCTGTAGTATCTTTTTCTCTTGCACCATATTGGTTGTTAAGAATAACCGCCATTGTTTCTCCAGCGCCTAGTCCGCCCAACTTTACAGCTTGCGATATTAAATTTTCTACAGCCCCTTTTCCTAAATTATCAAGGGCTCCAGATCCAGCTGATTCCAAGATACTTCCTAAAATACCTCGAACCAAAGTTTCAGGTCCGCCACCATTTTCATAGTATTTAATCTGTTCGCCGCGGGCCATAGGGTTTCCACCGCCTGCCATAGGAATTACGCCTTTACCCATTAAGATATCTTTTTGCGTAATTCTGCCATCACCACTTAAATCAGGAAAAGCTGCCCCGCCTCCTGCAAACATTTGTCTATCTAAAATTGCTCTATTCATTAAAATAACCCCGCTGTTTTGGCTCCTGCTGCTGCACTTAGTCCTGCTATGCCCAACCCTAAAAAGGATTGCGCTGGAGACACCGATGGTGCAGATGTTTGCGTAATAGTTGATTGAGTAGATGGCGCACCTCTGTAAATATCAGAGAGATACGATATCCTTTGGTATGGTTCGTACATTTGTTGTAATTGATTGGCGCGTAAAGCTTCTAACTCAGCTTGCTGTTGAGCTTGCTGGAATTTACCCATATCAAAACCAAAACTAGCATCTTGCTGACCAAGTTGCTGGCCTAATTGACCTAATGAAGCCATTTGTCCACCTAATTGACCGATGCCCTGACCCAACTGACCATACAGTTGAGATCCAGAAATAGCGCGTTGTTTTTGCGCTTCAAAAGCGGCTTGAGCGCGTTGAGCCGCGCTTTCATAGCCTGCCTGCCTCAATCCTGCGGCGGTTCTTGCCTGTTCACCTAATACATTTCTATCTAATTCTGCTCGTTGAACCCCAGACCGCGAACCGCCAAAAGCACCTGCTTTTACTGCGGCATCGTCTAAACTTAATGCTCTAATATCTCCTGCTCTTTGAATATCAGCCAGAGCTTGCTGTACTGCGGCATCTTCAAAAGGATTCATGTAAGCTGTGTAGCTTGTTGGGTCGTAGGCATCGGCTACTCCAGTAAGCCCCGCAACCCCTTGTCCAAAGGCTGTTCCCGCATCCCCCATAGTATATCCTGCTTGGGTCAAATAAGGTTGATACGAGCCCAAACCTGCTTGCGCTCTTTGTAGGGCTTCTGTTTGTAGGCCAGACATTCCTGCAATTTGTTGTTGTGGTAAATTTAAAGGTACGTCTGCTAAACCTTTTGCAGACTCTAAAAGACCCAGCTTATAGGCTTCTACCTCTGGGGCTTCTCTTTGAATAAGTGTTTCGGTAGCCATTACGAAGCGCTCCTTCCGATACTTTCAAGATTACGCATAACGCCGTACAAGTTATTAATACCTCTGTTTAAATCACCGCCCCCTGCGCCTTTAACTGCGTCTGTTGTTAAAATAAATTCTCCGGGCATAACTAAAGCCTTTACGCTGTCTTTATTAGGAATACCCTCGTTTGGCATTATTCCACCTGTTCGTCTAGGAAAAACATCACCCATTGCGCCACCTTTAGCGGCATAAATTGGTACACGGTAGGGATTTAACCCTTGTACAATGTATTTTTCTCTGTTTGCGTCTATTAAATCTTGCCCCGTTTCCTGATCAATATCGTCTTCTTCTTTAACATCAAAACCGCCTGCTAAATATGTGGCAGCTAATCCCGCTCCTGCTAAAGGTCCGTATTTTTTGAAAAGACTTGGCCTACTCGACTCGACAATAGACTCCGCAATTTTAAGTTGAGGAGCGGTAATTTCTGATAATTCAGTATTTGGAAATTTTATTTTTAAAACTTCTTCTAAAGTAACATCATCTTTTGGAATAATAGCGTTTTTTACTTTACTAAAAAAACCACCAGTTTCGCCGCCTTGAGATTCAAGACCCCCCATATCACTGTATTGACCAGTTATATTACCAAAGGTGTCTGAAAAGCTTCCTTTGCCTTGAACTAAATCACCTACATTACTTAGTCCAAGTCGTACATTTGCTGGATTAGCGGCACTTCGTAATGCACTCATTCCTCCGCCAACGCCACCTTTCATAGCTCCACCCGCAAAAGAAGCGGCTCCGCCAATTACTCCAGCGCCCAAACCCGCTTTTAACGCATCCTTAACATCTCCACCTTGTAATAAAGTAGCGACACCAGTACCAAGCGCCGCGCCCCAAACTGGGCCAAAAATCATAGAACCTACCGCAGGAAGCACAAACCCAGATATTTTTTTAAGGGTTTTCTTAACACCATTAAAAATATCGCTGAAAAAACCAAACTCCATCGACCCTGTTTCAGGGTTAATGGAGTTGTCTGAGGAGCCTACAACATATCTTTCAGGTTCTAAAACACCTTGATCTCTAAGGTGTTGAAAAATTGATTCTTTTAACTCAGGACTTTTTTCTATTAATCTACGCGGAACAACAATTTCACCTGTTTGAACGTGGGCAACAGTATCATCCCCAAAACGACCGTAAGATGCCATGCGTCGAGCAATACTGCTAAATTCAGCTATTCCAGAAGATCCAAGCTCCTTACGCGCATTTTCTGCTTCCAAAAAAGCAAAATCTTCATCGGGCATTATAAAACCCGCTATTCCGCCTTTTGGTATATTGTCTTCCGTAAGAGCTTCTGCCGCCATATTATTCTCCGTAGAGGCTAATTTTTTTCATTGTACGTCTTTTTTAATACATAATCTAGTAGTCTTCAACATTTTCTTAGGAAATCGATACCGTTACACTTCCTAATGTGCTTGTTCCTGATACTCCAGAACATGCACTTAAATTTAATAAAGCTATTCTAACATAGCCATCGTCATCATTATTTGAGCAAGTACTTACCCAAAGAGTGCCTTTTTCTAAACCAACATCGTTCCCTTCTTGTAGATTTGTAAGCGTTTGAGTTGTCCCTCTTTGTGGGCCGGGGTTTTGAAGTTGAGATATAATTGTTTCCAAACTTCTAACTAAATCAGTTAAATAGCGCTCATTTATCTCTATAGGAGGCGTAGGTAATTTTGGAAAAGGAGTTACTTTCCCAGCCATTATCGTCGTCCATCTTCTCTCAAGTTTATTCTAGGGCTACCTAATCGCCAACGCACTCCCGCTCCTGTTGACGAAACTTTCAATGCAAAAGACCTGCCCCGTAACCTAATATCTGCTTTTTGCGTAAATTGCTCAAAAGGAACTGTTGTTGTAGAGCTTGCAGTAAGTTCAGTAGTATCTGTAGATGTTTGCGAATAAGATGATCCGGGAAAATCTTGCATACTCATTGTCATATCAACAGTTGGAGAAGAATCCGTAGAACCATTAAATGTAAAATCAGGAATAATTCGATTTATAGATACAAATTTTTCTCCATCACCTACGTCTATAGGACTTGACTCCAAAGAAGTGGTCATTGCAGACCCGTCATCATCGTATCCCACCTCATGGCTGTAAACATAATTTGACGCTGTTGCAGTCGGATAGGTCCGTAGGCCGCGGTCCATAAACGCCGTGCGAGATAAAGTTCCGTAATACCAGACGTTTTCTCCATAATTAAAACTAACATACTTATTGTTCTCTCCTGTACCACCATTAGCCACAGAGTTGTCGTCAGAACAATAAAACCAAGTAATTTCGCTAAATTCAGAATTAACACCCGCATAAACTTTTTCTTCTTGGCCCTCATTAAAGTTAAAAAATACTTCTTCTTTAACCGAACAAGGTAATTGTTTTGTTTGTCCATCATACATATAAAAGTTGTCTTTACCCATCCAAAAAACAATGTCATTAACGGCTGCGACTGCATTAGGGCCCATAATCGTAATGCCAGAAGACAACGGCTGGATGCCAAATGTAAAGGGAGCCCCTAAAAAAGACATAGAATGCAACGAGCTATTTGTCCAAATTAATATTTCGCGTTTTGTTTCAAGGGCTCTTACAAAGTTAGATCCTGAACCAATTCGTAAATCTCCTGCCGAATTAGTTGCTACTGGAGTCCAATCCAAATAATTCTCTTGGTCAGAAAATCTTATTAATAAGGGGTCTTGAACAGTTGTGTTAATAGTGTTTGCTCCAAAAGCAATGACATGACGGTTATTGTCCGAAACCATTACCTGTTTAGCTATGGTAGGAGTATCTGATGCTCCTGAAACACTTCCTATTTCAACGGCTCTCGTTGAAGTTCCTGCGGAAGAATCCCAATAATATATGCCCCCATCTCTTGGGTTTATAAGTAAATCCTCTCCGTAATTGTCGTGACTCCATAATCGTAATTCAGTAGTAACGCCTACATCTGTCCCTGATCCCCATGTGCTTCTTCCCCATGTCCCTGCACCCCAACCAGTTCCGCCCACTTCGGTATCTAAACCAACATTTATTTGATACGAGCCATCAACACCGCTCCCCCCATTACCCGTGTCGCTGGAATTTGCATTTACCGTAGTACCAGAAGTATCTTTAGCTGAAATGACATAAACGTTTTCACTTGTTATAGAAGTTATTTGATATTCTTGATTTAAAACATCCGCAGTAATTACACCACCAAGACTAACCGCACCAGAAATTGTAACAAAATCATTAGCAACGGCTCCGTGACTACTATCTGTTACATTAATAAGAGGGGAACCTGTTGCAGATTTTGCAAACGTAATTGAGTTTGTGCTTGTTTTTCTAATTGGTGTTACGTCAAAATAAGATTGACCTATTTCTATATAATATTTTAAATGAGTACCTAACCCAAGGTATCTAGTGCCGTTTAAAGTAACCCAAGCATGTAAAGCCCTACAAGTTCCTAAAAAAGTTGACGAAGAGTATTTTACCCAACCCCCTATTTTTTCAGGAAACCCAAACCTAAAACGTATTTTATCGCTATCGACCCAACCGCCTTCATTAGAATAAGAGGTTACATCTCGATTTATACCCGGTTTAAACTGTAGCTTTGTTAACGGCATTATTTAATACTTTCATAAAAACCCTCTAAGACGCGGTGTAACCTTTTCCTGCATTAATCGCATTGGTAGTTGCAGTCATATCTTCGCTACCCCAATCAGTCATAGCTTTCATGTCTTCAAGGTGTGCTACGTTTCTGTCTACACAGTCTTGTCTTTCTTTTGCTACTATCGGTGGTCTATCTGGTTTGTTAGCCATAGCGTTACCAGCAATAACAGCATTAATAAGGTCTATTGAATGACCCATTGCTGCGTAATCCTCTGCTAATTTGGCATTTTTGCGTGTGCCATCTGCATTATGATCGTCAGATGATATTAAAGCGTCCATTTATTTTCTCCTTTTATCCTATAAATGTCGTAGCTGCATTAATCGCATTTGTCACTGGAGTCATATCTTCACTGCCCCAATCGTCTAATGCTTTCATGTGATCTAAGTAACTTTTACTTCTAGCGACACGCTCTTTCTTTTCTGCTGTCGTCATCTCACCAGAGAAGTCGTCACTTGTTGCTGAACCACCTTTGTCGTGTGTCGCTATAACTTCAGTGATAACACTTACACTGCCCAACATTGCTGAGTAATCTTGTGCAATTTGATCTGATTCTCTTGCCATTTTATTCTTCCTTTATAGTAATATTACCTGATATTGATATTCTTTCTTCATCACTTTCATAAAACGGAAAAACTTGGTGGGTCATCTGCGAGGGAAACATAACCATGTAACCTTCTGCTTCTTTTTCCATATTGTACGCAAATGTAGATATTTTACCCAATGTATTTGTATAACTAAACGCAAAGTTAGATATGTGATTATCTGCATTTGAATTAGCGCATACAGGTAGTTTGCGCTGTTCTGCGTAGGATGTAGGTATTTGCATCCATATAACAAAACTATAGACTCCACCGTGATCATGTGGTGGATTAAACTCGTGCTTCTTCTGGAAGTTTACCCAGAAACTATTTAAATTAAGACTTTTACCTTCTTTCATAACAACTCGCCAAGGGGAGCCATAAGACTCAACATGTTTATCAATAAAAGAAGGAAGTAACTCACTCATAAATTCTTCAAGCAATGGTGAGCCGCCATCAAGGCGTATAGAGGAGCTGATGTTACCTGCAAGTTCAGGCTTCATGTCATCTGGCTCTTCCCTTGCCTCTTCAATCATAGACCATAGGTTAGCCACAACACCTTCAGGAAGTTGTCCTTCGACAACTCCTACGTTGGGAAAATGGCGTGGTATTAACTCCATATTTAACCTTCTAATTCTTTAATTCGAGCCTCAAGAGCATCGTTCTTTTCTGATAGTTCTTTGATTGCATTTACTAACGCCCAGACCATAGCATCTTGTTGAACAGTATATGCACCTGTACTTTCTTGAGTTACACATTCTGGCAATACTTTTTGCATTTCTTGTGCTATTGCACCTACCTGTACTCCTTCTTGAAGAATAGCACAATCTGGAGATAACTCTTCTATTTCATCTGGTGTTCTGTATTCAAAGTTTCTAACTTGAATTTTATTAATAGCATCTAAGCCAATATTATTATCAACAATGTTTTTCTTAATGCGTCTGTCTGAAGTTGTTCCAAAATTTGCACTGTTATTACCTGAGTAAGTAGGACCATTACCACCACTAATAAATGCAGTTTGGGCACCTTTACCTATCATGCCGTTAGTACCTATAACAAGTTCATTATCAACATCTGCGCCTGATGCTCTACAAAGATGCCCTATAAAACATCCATTCTCACCTGTAGTTGTAACATGATTAACACTATCTCCTACAAACGTATTATTAGCACCAGAAGATACATTAAGCCCTGCTTGATACCCTATCATAGTATTATTATCTGCTGTGCTATAATATCCAGCTTTAGTTCCTAACGTAGTAAGTCCAGCACCTGTTACATTTGTGAATCCTGACTGAAATCCAACCGCTGTATTTTCTGCTGAAGTGGTAGTATTTGCAAGTGCGCTTCCCCCCAGAGCCGTGTTGTAAGAACCCGTTGTAGTTAAACCACCAGAATCTTGACCAAAAAATGAATTAAGTGTACCAGTTGATACGGCATCACCTGATAATTGACCAACAAATGTGTTAGAAGCTCCTCTACATAGTAATCCTGCGTTTTTACCTACGGCTGTGTTACTACTAGCACTGTTAGTAGTCGCGCCATATAATGCTTGATAACCGATAGCTGTGTTAGCTGTACCAGTAACATTATAATGTCCTGAGTACATACCAACATATACATTTTGTGCTTCTTCATTGTTGCTATCTGATACTTGATAATAACCTGACTGATAACCTATAGCTATAGATCTATCACCTACTGTTTCATTTCCTAATGCCTGCGTACCGATAGCTATATTAAATCTACCGATTGTCATATCCTCAGCGGCTTTATATCCAAGTGCCACATCGTCTAAGCCTGTTGTAATTGAATCTCCTGCATAACTACCAATTAAAGTGTTAGCTAAACCTGTGCTTACAGATGTACCAGCATGGTATCCAACGGCTACGTTTTCAGCATTTGTAGCAGTTGTAAAGTTTTGTGTTCCTAAAGCATTTCTACCGATAGCAACACTTTTACTACCTTTAGTATCACCTTCTAGTGCATTTTTACCTATTGCTACATTGTCAGAACCAACAGTCAAAACACCTAAAGCATCATTTCCAACGGCAGTATTTTGACCCCCTGTCGTAATAGAATCTCCTGCTTCACTACCGATAAGGGTATTCTGAGTGCCTGTAGTCGTTGCTTGTCCAGCTTCATATCCTACGGCTGTGTTATGACTATCTGTAGCAGTCGTAAAGTTTTGCGTTCCTAAAGCTGATCTACCGATAGCTACTGACTTAGATCCTAATGTATCACTTGTAAGAGCATTATAACCTATTGCAACATTTCTATCTGCGTCAGTTAATGCGTCACCTGCATTACTACCAAGTATTGTATTCTGCACTCCTGTTGTGATTGCTTTACCAGAGTCAGAACCAATTGCTGTGTTGTAACTACTTGTAGAAGTCGTAAAGTTTTGAGCTTCAAGAGCCGAATGACCGACTGCTGTATTTTTACTTCCTTTAGTATCAGCACCTAAAGCACCTTGTCCAATTGCAACATTGTTGTCAGCGTCAGTTAAAGCATCACCAGCGAGGCCACCGATGAGGGTGTTGTTTACGCCTGTGGTGACATCTCCACCAGCCGCATGACCTACTGCTGTGTTATAGTTATCAACATCTGCATTTTGATCTCTTAAAGCATTCATGCCGATAGCTACGTTGTAACGCCCTGTGTCTTCTGTAGACAAGGCATTTCTACCCATAGCTACGTTATTAAAACCTGTTGTAAGAGCGTCAGCCGCTAAAGCACCCACTATAGTATTGTCTGTGCCTGTGGTTACTGCCGTTCCTGCATCATATCCTATAGCTATATTGTAAGCGTTTGTTGCTGTTGTAAAGTTTTGTGTATCTAAAGCACCTACACCTATAGCAATATTCCTAGCACCTAACGTATCTGATGCAAGTGCGCTAATTCCAATAGCTACGTTAGAATTACCTGTAGTCATTGCTGAAAGAGAACTTTTACCCAATGCTGTATTATTAGATCCTGTTGTAATCGCATCACCAGATAGACCACCGATAAGGGTGTTGTTCACGGCTGTGGTTACTGCTACACCTGCATCATATCCAACTGCTGTATTATATGCTGCGGCTCCTGCATTTTGTACTTTTAAAGCACGATAACCTATAGCTACACTTTCGCCATTTGCATCTTCAGTAGACAAGGCTTGATAACCTACAGCCACATTCCCATCACCAGTCGTAATTGCAGTACCAGCTTCGTCACCTACGGTTACGTTGTAGTTACCACCAGAAGCTATTGAGTTACCTGCGTTAACGCCAAGGCGTAGGTTGGATGTACCAGAAGTTGTGGAAGAATAATCCCCCGTCACGGCTACATCTCCAGCAACAGTCAAATCGTCATCAACCAACAAGTCTACTACGTTAAGCGTAGCAAAGGCATCAACCATAGCCGCGCCAGAGCCTGCACCATCTGAGTAGACAGCCTTAGTTTGTCCCGCTGGAATTGTTATGTTGGCTCCAGATCCTTGAGATATAATAATGTTTTGAGAACCAGAGGTTGCGTTTTCAATAAACCACAATTTACTAACTGTGTTTGGCCCAATCGTAATTGTACAAGCAGAGTCTAAAGTTCCTGTATATTTCAAGAATATTGACCTACCGGGGTCAGTTGCTCCATCCGCAATTGTAGTTGTATGTGTATCTGCGTTTGTTGTGATAGCCTCTGTGCCGTAACTAAACGCTTCTGCAATTAATTCTAAATTAGTGTTTGTCGTTGTACCCCATGTTCCAGACGCATCGCCCGTAGCCATCTCGTTTAGTCTGAGGTCATTCACATATGTACTTGCCATGTTATATTCCTTATGCCGCTATATCCGTCCATGCGGGTGTTTGTGAGGGAGTAGTGCTACTCCAACTAGGTGTTTGTGAAGCTGTTATACCACTCCAACTAGGGGTTTGTGAAGGAATAATTATTCCCCATACATGTGGTTCGCCAATTTGTCCTGTTGTTGCAACACCAGTTGGATAAACAGTAACGCCTTCTTGAATACTAACATCCCCGATTGCGCTGGTTGCAGAAACACCCGTCAGTGCAACAGTTCCCGTCGTAACAACAGATTCATTGCCCACTGCGCTAGTTGCAGAAACACCCGTCGGGCTTACTACTGCGGTTCCCACAACTTGTTCGTCGCCAAAACCTATAGTACCCGTTAAACCTGTTTCTGTAACGACTGCTCCACCCGCTGCAAGAACAGTTCCTATTGCACCTGTTGCAGAAACCCCTGTAGGGCTTACTACTGCGGTTGTAACAACAGATTCATTGCCAACCGCACCCGTAGCGCCAGCCGCATCGGAAATAACAACAGGTATAGGTTCTCCAAAGGTTAATTGACCCCAAGTGCCTCTCCCCCAGCCTGTTATATTAGCCATTTGTTACCCCGTCATGCTATACGAATAATAGCATTACTAGCGTCTGCGGTGGGAAATTGGATAGTAAAACTTCCAGAGGAAGAAGATTTATTGCTTCCAAAATCCAATACACAAACAGCTTTGTCGCTATTTGTATCGTTATAAATTAAAGCACCCCTAGCCGTAATAGTTGCTGTAGTAAAAGTTATATCAGCAAAATCTGTAAAGGCTGTAGTTCCGCTTGAAGTTGGAGCAACTTTAGTAAGAGCGCCTCCTCCCGCAGAATACGACCCACTATTTGCTACTTCTCCAGTGGTGACGTAAGCTGTAGATGAAGCACCTAATGTAGCTGTAGTGCTAGATTTTCCACCGCCACCAATAGCATATAACGCTAACTTAAAAGCATTTCCATTAGTAGCAAAATTATGTGTAGCCGTCAAAAGTTCTGTTTTGAACGAAGTACACATTGCTTGTGTTATTGCCATTTCATATTCTCCTTATGACTTCTGCTAAATCATTTTGACCAGCTTTGCGTAGTTGATGACATATGTTAGCACGTTCTTCTTTTCTAGCCAACTCTATATAATATTGCAAAAGATTACGAACATTATCTGCAAAAAGGTGAGCTTGCTGTTTTATAGGTTCCGGTGCATTTTCAGAAATAGATACTATTTTATTAGTTGCTAATTCAGAAATTTGTTCGTTAGACAATCCGCCATCGTCAGAAGTTGTAACGCCGACTTGACCAACAGTAATATCACTATTAACGCTAAACATGTGGTTCTTTCCCATTTAATTTTTGAATATCATGCCTTCCAAATATTACAGGGTCTTGATCTATTGGCTCTGGAGGTTCCATTTTAGATTGTTTTGTTATCAACAATCCCCCGTTTTCGTGTAATTGCACTAGAGGATCATCTAATCTGTGATACCCGTATAGTTTTTCATTATCTGGCACATTAGTATCTAAAAGACCTGAGTTATGTGCAACCTCTATTTTTATACCTCTTGTTGTAGCAATAGCACACCAAAACTCAGTACACGCTCTACCCGCTTCTGCAATACTGACGTTTTTATATGTAAAGTCTAAACCATATAAAGAAAGGTGCTTTGCCCCAACCCATATTGCATAAGCTATTGCATACGGAACCGTGTTATTAAAATAACAAATGTTTAATTCTTTAACGACTTCTTCAAGAGGGTAAGGTTCTAAATGTTTAACCCTATCATCCATTTCACAAGTAATAATTGGCTTTGTGTTTGTTTTTAAAAAATGCCTAGCTATTCCCGTTTGTGATCCTGCATTTTCGGTATCTAAAAATCTTGAAACAGGGTCCATCATAATAGTTTTATCTACATGAATTATACCACCAACGCAATTTATTCCCCAAACTTCATCAAATTCTTCTGAACGTATCCGAGCCGCTATGTAATCAGAATAACTTCCTCCCAAACCAACAATAGCAATCTTCATGTTCTTGGCCTCGTAGGTAGTCCTTTGCGATAAGCATCTGAGTTTTCGCGAGCCTCTCCATAATCTTTTAATCGTTCTAAAGACTGTAAAAAACGATCTTGATAGGTTTTCATTAAGTCTGGTTCACCTTTCATATAAATATTTGCTTCAATTAAACTTCCATAAAGCATTGCGTTTGGAGCGTTAGTACTTAGCCATGTTGTTCCGCTATCTCCCGCCGCAGTTAAACTAGCGGGTCTATAAAAATAATGCAGTTCTGCGACAGCATTTGCACTAGGCGTAGGCGCTAAAATAAAATTGTTTATATCAAAATAAGCGTAATATTTTGGAACACCTGTAGTAGCTGAATTTGGATTTACAGATTGTATAAAGTTAACGTCTTTTTCTAATAAAAATTCTTTGTTAGAAGAATCTACAACAGATAAACTAAAAGAAGCTAAATAATCACTAGGAACAGCTAAATATTGATTGTCTGCGGTGACTGTTCCTGTCACATTTTTACGAAAATATTGTAAGTCAATAGAATTTAAAATAGTTTGTTCGGCTGTTTTTATAAAGTTATCTAAATTAGATACAAAACTTGTTTCCGTATTGTCTACATAATTTTGAATTGCTGTTTTTAAAGAAGAATAAGTAAAGCTCATGTTGTCACCACCGTTACACTACCTACAGAACCCGTTGAAACTAATGGGTTCGGAGTTAAACCAAAATTATAGCGTTGCCCTACAGGGTTCCAACCCCAATTAACGCTTCTTTCTTGTGTTACACCTTGAGGGGGTCTGGCATTTTGAAGAGCTTGTGGATCAGAAACAGTTCTAAACGGACCTAATTGTGGTTGTTTTGGTTCAAACTCATCTTTTCCTACAAGCAATCCGTTCCATTCTTTTCGCATATCTTTATAAGCGTATCTAAAACCAGACCGATCCGATATTGCATAAGCATTTTTTCCGCTGGCATATTTACTCATTACACGCTCCCAAGATAATTAACTTTTGGAACAACTGTAAACGAAGCTCTATCCCTATCTTCTGTAGCCGCGCGTTCAAATTCTTCTTCGTACAAAGCTTTTAAAATTTGAATCCTATCGGGCGCTCTTTTCATAGAAATATAATACGCTAACCCTGCGGCTAAACAAGGATAAAACCTAAATGGTAAATCTAATGTATTTGTATATAAATCAGCGTCGTCCATTCGAGTAAGCCTGTTAAACTTAATTATATCAGTGTCATTTTCTGGCGCAGGCCACACTTTCAAAACAGGTGTTATTTGCCTATCTAAAAAATATTGAGTAATCCTACCAGTCGAAGATTTAGTGGGTATATTAATAAAAGCTTCTCTACTAACACGATCAATACTTAAATCAGTGGAATCTCTCGTTATCACCGCAGATAATATATCTATTGTACTGTTTGTATTAGAAAAATCTACTGCCGCAGAAACTGTAGTAGACGTTCCGCTAGTGCCTCCTGTAATTGTTTCTCCAGAAACAAACGTCCCTACTGGTATTGTTATAGCTAAAGTATTAGCCTCTAAATCTCCTACAGAAGATGTCGGTAAATTTGTTATCGTAGCAGTTGCACTGCTAGTTCCGCCAGTTATAGTCTCTCCAACAGTAAAACCTGCGTGAGAAGCAACTGTCATAATAAGGATGCCTGCGGGATATTCTGTAACACCTGTTGCAGTAACAAGAGATGTTTCTGTAATAGTCCATTGATTAAGGCCCCGATTACCCCACTCTGCAAGCATTAAATTAAGAGATCTTCTTGCACTTTTTAAATCATAACCTGTGCGAACTTCTAAACCGCAACGTTCAAAAGCTTCTTCAACATAATCTGCTACGTCTAATTCAAAGTTTTTTGATCCCGATACTGCCATGGTTACCCCAATAATTTACTTGCAAAAGGCGCTATTAGTATAAGAACAGCTAATGCCCAGACTTTTTGATCTAAAGACCTTAAACTGTTTTTTTGGCTACTTAATTGTTCTTCAATATTTTTATAACGGATAGAACATTCCGCTTCATGTTTTTCTAATTCTTTTAGTACGTCTGCGGCTTTCATAATGTCACCATGCTTTACAAGACCAGTATCTGGCTGTGAATTTATCTTTTGCCGTATCGCAATTATGCCTAGCCCGAAAGTTTTTTCTTCTGCCCGGTTGATTTTTTTTAATCGACATATTTGGATCGCCAAAGCGAACCAATTTAATGTTGCTACCTTTTTTGGCAAGAACAGCGCTCTTTTTGTTAGCGTTTGGTGTTCTTTTTGGTTTGTTAAATCCAGCAAAAGACTCTCCACGATAAACAACTCTTCCAGAAGGCGTACGTTTTACATCTTTTGTAGTAGGCATTTTTACCCCTATGCGTGATAGAACATCATTAAATCAACAGTACCAACAACAAAAGTAACATAACAGCCACTAGGAAACAAAACCCCTTCTTCTGGAATAAACGGGTCTTCCGAAGAACTATCAGTTCCAATAGTTCTGGCTTGAATTAATTCAGTGCCAGTAGCGCTTGCGTTTCGTATATTAATCTTACCCGCTGATCCTCCAGAAACTGTAGAAAAACCTTTTAGTCTACATCTTCCTGCAAAAATTACACCTAAAGCATTATTATTAATGCCCGCAGAAACGTTTCCTGCTGGATTACCTACGGCTGTTATACTTGTTATTGTTTTAAAGTAGCCCGAACTTGTTGCTGTTCCAGTGTTTGCACCTGTAACAGTTTCACTTAAAGCACTACCATTTACATCTGTTCCAACAACAGTAAACGATATACCCGAATCATCTCCAGCGGATAAAATTGTAACTTGTCTTCCAGAAGCGTTTGTCACACTACCGCCAGACGCTAAAGCCCCTCCAATAGTTAACGCAGCATTGTTTCCAACTGATGCTGCTGTTGAAATACCGTCAGCATCAAGAGCTACCTCATCGCTAACAATGACTGGTTTTACATCTGATCCCGCCATTTATTTCTCCTTTACAAAAACGGTAGGGGTTTCCCCCTACCTGATTAAGAATTATGCGATTTGAACGTACTCAATGATGAATGTGAACGATCCTGCTGTTGTAGCATCAACTGTATTGGTGATGTTGCAGTAAATAGTTCTTGCGGTGTCTGTATACTGAACAGAAGCTGGTGCAGTTGTACCATCTTGTGTCTGAAGAACCAAACTAGTCACAGTTACGTTATGCTCAACAACGGTTGTACCGCCATCAAGGATTTCATCAGTCTGAGCCGCAACAATTTGTGCGCCTGAGCTAGATGTACCAACTTCGTAACCGATATCGCCAGTTCCAATAACAGGAGCTGTGTCACAGAATATCTTAATGTCAGTGATGATTGTNTTTGCTGGTTGAGTGAACTCACCAATTGCTGGGCTATCCCCTGCTGTAGTGTTAACAGTAACACCTGTNGCAAAACCNACGTGTTTNACATATTTATTTGTGACAATACCTGTTGAGGCAATAACCGCTGTATCAGTGTATGCGCCTGTTGTAGCATTTTTTGATACTACTTTAAAACCGTTTTCGGAGCGTACTGCTCCTGTAAATGTTGTATTAGCCATGTGTGTCTCCTTGTCTTGGCTAGTGTCAGTTGCAAAATACAACTGTCAAGGTGAAAAGGGAGGAGATAATCCCCTCCCTCAAGTTTTTATTATGCGCCTTCAGATCCGAAGATGCCACGCCAGTCAGTGTGACCGAA